CCCAGCCCGAAGCGGCGGAGATGTGGGAGCGTTTTTACAATACCTTCACCATGCCTGCCGGTCTGGTGGACCCTGGGGTGGAGACTCAGCTTGCCTTCACCCGCCGGTGGAAACGCACCAAATTCACCGGCAAGCGGGCCCGCTTTCGGATGGTGATTGACTTCCACTTCCGCCAGGGGGATATGGGTGTCATCATTGACTGGAAAACCGGACGGGTGATGAACGGAGTGGAAAAAGACCTCCAGCTCCTGGCCTACGGGTGGGGCTTGAAGCAGGCCCTTTATCCGGACATTCAGGAAGTGCTCCTGCGCCTGCACTTCCTGCGCTACGGCAAGGAGCGGGAAGTGCTCCTGAGTTCGGATGAATTGAAACATGTGCCTGACATGCTGGAAGAAAAAATCAGGGTCATTGAGCGGGACAAACACTTTGACCCCACGCCTGGTTCTTTCTGCGGCATGTGCGGGGTGACGGCCCATTGCCCGGTGATGTCTCATGCCCTGGTTCCGGCGGAAGTCATGGCTCCGGCTACCAGGGAGCAAGCTGAGAAGGCGGCGGCCCTGCTTTTGACCCTGCAACAGATGGAGAAGGAGCTGGCCGCCAGGTTGAAAGAATGGGTGAGGGCCCACGGCCCGATACAGGTGGGGGACATGGTTTACGGGCCCACCACCACCACCAGCTACAACCTGGACCCGAAAGCGGTGGTGGAGTTTCTGCTGAACGAGGGGCTTGACCGGGAAGCTATCTGGCCCATGCTCAACCTCACCAAGACAAATCTGGAGCGGGGCTTGAAGAAGCTCCGCCGGCATGATTTACTGGAATACATCCTTTCCCTGGCCGACCGCAAGGTTACGGAAAGGATTGACTTCCGCAAAGTCCCCTGACAGAGCCATGAAAAAGGTTAAAAAAGCTATCCGTCGTATGCGTGCAAGTTTATCCTGGCAGGTGCGGGAGGAAATATCCGATGACGGAAATTTCTATATCGTTTCCTTTCCGCACCGCCAGGAACATGTCATCTATTGGCCGGGGCCAGGGGGTGCCCCGCCCCGGCCGATAGAATACCTGCACGAGCTTTGCCATGCGAAAATGGCTGAGTCGGTGCATCACCAATTCTCGGCCCAATATTTTGCCAAGCGGACACCAGAGGAGGTTGTCCAGCAACTTATGTATCCCTGCCGGTCAGCATCCGATTGGTTTGTGGACAAGCTGGTGTTCACCCTGGCCCCCAGGGAATTCCAAAGGGAAGTCAGGGAGCATTTGAGTCTAATCCTGACCCATCCGAAGGATGACCAGGTATCCCCTCTACACTTCTATGGAACCGCCCTGATTATTGCTCAGGCAAGCCTGTATCTCGGCCAGAAAATCCAAACGGCCGGTAATTTGACCGAAGCGGTTGAAGCGTTCCTTAGCATTAACCCAGCACAACCTACCATTGACAAACTGGCTGACCTGGTAAACCGTCTGGCCGCCCTCATGACCCCCTGGCGGGTCCGTCTGATAGAAGATGCAGGCTTTGAAGTATGGACGGCTGAGAAACCATCCCAATAACTACCCTCTTAACACGGCATTTCGCCATCCCCCCAGCCTCCGCCGGGTACGCGCTGAGTCCGGAACCAAGGCGGCCTCCCCTTAACAGGGGCAATGCCTTGGGGGATTTCACACGGTTTCAGGCCAAGGCCGCCACCAGGCGCCGGCCCCTGCGAAAGTGGGGCATTGCTTATTGATTTTTCAAAAACACTTTTCTAACATTGACCACCAAACAGAAAGGAAAGAGGAGGAAACAAAAATGTTCAGGTTGGTAGGATTGTTCTCTTGCCTTTTGCTTTTTATTGCGGCATGTGCACCTACTCTCATGAATACCCCTACTGGGGGGCCGGAGGCGTTTTTTCAGAACGCCTCAAGGGAAGAAGTTATCAACGCCCTTACTGACGAAATGATTATGCAGGGTTATCAAACAAAATCCATAACCGACTATACTCTGGTATTTGGAAAAGAGGAAAAGTCTGGAGCTGGTCAAATATTCTATGGTTCCAGGTTTAACCCCTTCCCTGAACAGAGAGTAACTTACACCCTCCTGAAACTGCCCGAGGGCATCAGGGTGGTCGCCACAGTTAAATTGGTAACTAATCCAGGGAGTGGCTATGAAAAAGCAACCGATTTTACCTACGGATGGAACTATGCCAAAGATGTTCAGCGTATTCTTGACCGGGTAAAATCAAGAATGTATGTCCAAAAATTGAATGCTGGCCCTACAAAGAAAACAAGCTCGTCAGCAAAAAAGGCCCAAACAAGCCCCATCCCGGAAGGTGGCTGGATAAACCCTGAGTTTAAGAAAAAACCGAAAGACCTCTAACACACTTTCCTGCATAACTCATGAAGCCGGAATCCCGAAAGGGATTCCGGCTCTTTTTTTTGCCGTTGTCACTCTATGTCATCACTTGTTCACTTCGTGTCATCTTTTGCCAGCTTGTTCAGCTTATGAAAAATCAACATAATATATTTAGAAATTTGACATCTCAAGGGATGTTACTTGCTGGGATTTATTCGCAGGGGGCTGTCGGTATTGTGGGGTGAGTCGGTTGTAAGGCGTGAAACTCCATTCTTTCCCGAAGAGACCCGTCTTTTTTTCCTCTCTCCTTACAGACTAACCCAGGAGCTGTCCGGACAACTAAAATATCCCTACCGTCAGCATGTTTGGGTTTATGCCTGTGTCAACGCCATAGCTCAGAGTATTAGTGCCATCCCCCTGATTTTCAAAACCGGCACCAGGAAGGAATCCCGAGTGCTTGAGGAGCATCCCCTGGTGTCCCTGTTTGAAGCCCCCAATGCATACATGTCCGGAAGCCAGCTTATTGAGGCCACTCTGATTTATTTGGGCCTGACAGGGGAAGCCTTTTACATCCTTGACCGGGATGGGCCTACTGAAATCCCAAAGGAAATATGGGTTTTTAATCCTGGGCGTTTCAAGGAGGTTATTGACCCCAATTCCGGTATGATTACCGGTTGGGTCTATAACAGGGGCAACAAAAAGATTCCTCTGGAAACTTATGAAGTTATCTTTTTCCGCTACTTTAACCCTTATAACGACTATCGTGGAATGTCGCCGTTACAGGCGGCTCAGGCGGGAATAGAGCAAGATTTTTGGGCCAGCCAATACAACAAATCATTTTTCCAGAATTCGGCTCAACCGGGCGGGGTATTGGAAACCCCCGGCAACCTGTCAGATGAAGATTATCAGCGTTTGCAAGCCCAATGGAATGACAGGCACCGGGGCGTTTCCAAGGCCCATACCATTGCAATTTTGGAAGGGGGCCTCACCTATAAACAGACCGGCCTGTCTCAAAGGGATATGGACTTCCTGGAACAGCGGCGGTGGAACCGGGAAGAAATTATGGCGGCCTTTAAGGTGCCGAAGGGGGAGATTGGCATCTATGAGGATGTCAACTACGCCACCGCCAAGACTCAGCGCAAGCTGTTTTGGGAAAACACTTTACTGCCCAAAATGGCCCTCATTGAGTATGTCCTTTGGAGCCAGCTTCTGAATCGCATTGAAGGGGGGCGCATATGGGCTGAGTTTGACTATTCCCAAATCACCGCCTTGCAGGAGGACAGAAAAGAACTGGTAGAGGCGGCTCGGAAACTCTGGTCAATGGGAGTCCCCCTGAATGTAATCAATGAATATCTGGACCTGGGGCTTCCGCAGATTGAGGGCGGAGAAACTGGCTATCTTCCCCTCAATCTATATCCGGTTTCTGGTTCAGCTTCCGGGGCGACCTCTGAATCCAAAAGCCTTTCCCACTCCTCTCCCAAACTGTGGACGGCCGGCACTCCGGGGATGCCGGCCGTCCTTTCTTTTTCTCGGCGCAAGTTTGACGAGGAAGTTTACTGGAAAAACTACCTGGCCCTGCACACTCCGCTTGAGGAAATGATGCGGCGCAAGATGAGCCGTTATTTCTATGAGCAACGCAAGCGGCAACTCAAAAAACTTGAGGAGGTGCTGGGCAAGGGGATCATCCGCAATATTGCGGTTGAGGCCATGCTTTTGGAACTGGAGGAGGAAAACGGCCTGCTCCGGAAATTGATTTGGCCCCTCTACCTGGAAGTGGGCCAGAAGGCCGGTGAAGCCCTGATGGTGGAGCTTGGGGCCGACCCGGAAATCTTCACCCTGATTGACACTCCGGCAATGGCGGCCCTGGAGAACAAGCTGATTAAGGTGGTGGGCATAAACGATACCGTGCGAGAGCAACTTCGGGAAACCCTGATTGAAGGCATGGCCCAAATGGAAACCACCGCCGAACTGATGCAACGGGTTAAACAGGTTTACAACTTTGCCCAATCCCGTTCCCTCACCATTGCCCGAACGGAAGTAGGACAGGCGGCGGGGGTGGCCCGGGATGCGGCTATGGGCCAGATGGGGGTGAAAACAATCAGGTGGGTTACGGCGGGCGATGAGAATGTAAGGGTTTCCCATGCTGACCTTAACGGCCTTACAGTTATTAGAGGCCAGCTTTTCCCGAACGGATGCCGGTTTCCCTGCGACCCCAATGGGCCGGCAGGGGAAGTTATCAATTGTCGGTGCGTGGCGGCGCCGGTGGTGGAATGATGGCGGAACGGTTGGGCATTGCCATAAACCCTGATGTCCTGGCCCTTTTGTTCAGGACCGGAGCAGTAATTACAGGGAAACATGGCTTCACGGCCCGCTTGATAGAGGGGGCCTTGCCGAACAATTACAACCTGCTGGACTGCGGGTATGACAAGGAGCTCGGCCAATTCTGGCTGGTGTTCGGTCCAGAAGGGGACATTAAGCCGGGAGAAATCAGATGGATTTCCCCAATCTATGAACGGGAGGGACAGCATGGAGCTAATTCGTAAAGCTCTTGATTTCCATATAAGGCAGGTAGGCACTCCATCGGACCGGATTTTGGAGTTTATCGGCTCAACTGCCGATGTGGACCGCTACGGCGACATTATAGAGGTTGACGGTTGGGATTTGGAAAACTACCAGAAAAATCCGGTTTTCTTATGGGCGCATGATTATAAACAACCGCCTATTGGCAAGGCCGTGAAGGTGGAAAAGACGGACAAGGGTCTGCTTTTCCATATAAAATTTGCCGCACCGGATGAATATCCCTTCGCCGACACCATTTACAAGCTCTACTTGGGCGGCTATCTCCGAGCCACTTCGGTGGGGTTCCGGGACCTGGAGCGGGAACCCCTTACTGACGAAGACGGCAAGCAAACCGGCTGGCGCTACACCAAGCAGGAGCTTTATGAACTTTCGGCGGTGCCGGTGCCGGCCAATCCCAATGCCTTGATTATGGCGGTGCAGAAGGGCGTGGTTACTGCACACGAAGTAGAGGAGATGATGGGCGTTCCCTTTGAAAAAGACCTGGTGCTCCGGCCCTATGCCAATGAACATGCCTGCCGCCTGCAAGACCCTGAAAAATATGAATCTTTTCGGCGCAAAAACTGTGCGGCCAAGGTGGACGGTAAATGCGTTGACCACATCTATGGCATTAAGGACGGGAAAACTGAATTGCAGAGCCTGCGCTATCGTCTGGAGGAAGGTTGGACAGAAGAGGAGGCCAGGATGAACTGCGAAAAACACGGCGGCATGTTTGAGCCAGCCATTATTGAGGAAAAGGGAGTCATTCCCTACAAGGAATACCCGACCGAGCCGGAAGATGCCCCTTGGGACGGGCCTAAGGAAATCAGACAGGCCGAAGTGGAAGATTTGCGGGTCATTTGTGCCTGGTATGACTCCGAGAATCCGGACATTAAAGCCTCTTACAAACTCCCCCACCATCGGGCCAAGGGCTACCGAGTAGTTTGGAAAGGTGTGTCGGCGGCTATGGCGGCTCTGCTGGGAGCCAGGGGTGGTGTAAAGATTCCTGAAGATGACAAGAAAGGCGTCTATAACCACCTGGCTAAACATTATCTGCAATTTGAAAAAGAGCCGCCGGAATTCAGGGAGTATGGTTGCGTTGATTTGAGACTCATTGAACTGGGCTTTCCGCCCCTGGGCCACATTTTTGATTCCCTGCCTGAATATGTCAGGGAGGCGCTTGATGCCCTCTGTGAACTGATTTTGGAGCTTGAAGAAAAGCTGATGCAGGCCAAGTCGCAGAACCAGGCGGCGGAAGCTGAGAACCTAAGCAAAGCGGTTTTATCTGCTCTGCATGACTTTTTTAAGGCGGGAGACGGGCCGGTTGTCAAAGCAGGGGCAGTTTTAAGCGCAAAAAACAAGGCGGCTTTGAAACAAGCCCAAGCCTTGATCCAGCAGGTATTGGATTCGGCTGAATCCAAACCAGAAGGTGAAGAGGGGAAAGAGCAACCTCACGACATTTATTCCTTGGCGTTGAACCCGGGCATCAAGCCCCAAAGGGGGAAACCTGCTGAGGAACCAGACCTGAAACACCTTCTGTCGTCTGCTCAAAAAATTCACCAGATGGTGAAAGGAGGTAAATAGCATGTCTGCTGAACTGACTCGTATCCAGGAACTCCTGGAGGATATTAATAAATCGCTGTCCTATACGGACAAGGACGGCAAAGTCATCTCTATCACGGAACTTTTCAAGGCCCATTCGGAACTGGCGGCTAAGTATGCTGATTTGGCAGCCAGGTTTGAGGTTTTGGAAAAGCAGACCAGGGACCGGAAATGGGCTGACCTGCCTGGCCTGGAGAAAGAAAAAGAAAAATTCTCCTTGTTCAAGGCCCTCTATGCCATCGCCACCGGGGACTGGAGCCAGGCCCAGTTTGAGGCCGAGGTGTTCCGGCAGACCCGGGACATGGCAACCACGCCGGACAGCTCCGGCGGCTACCTGGTGCCGGCTCAAGCCATCCCGGAGCTCATTGAAATGCTCCGGGCAGAGTCGGTGGTGATTCCCGCCGGCGCGACCCTACTGGATGGCCTTGTCGGCTCTCCGGTGGAGCTTCCCAAGCAGACCGGCGGTGCCACCGCTTATTGGGTGGGCGAGAACGAGGCCCTTACCGGAAGTGACGCCACTCTGGGTCAGCTCCAGCTTACTCCCAAGAGCGTCGGGGCCCTGGTGAAACTGTCCAACCGGCTCCTACGGATGAGCAACCCGTCGGCGGAGCAGATGGTGCGGCAGGACATTTCCAGGGCTTTGGCCCTGGCCATTGACCTGGCGGCCCTGCGGGGCACCGGTGCCAACGGCCAGCCTACCGGCGTTGCCAATACCTCTGGAATCAACACGGTTGACTGGAGCAGCGGCGGCAACCCGCAGACCCCCAACTTTGACCTGTTCTATGACATGGAGTATGAGCTGGCCCTGGACAACGCCCTGCGCGGCAAACTGAGCTTCATCTTCCA